CGGTGGTCGCCGTATCACAAGGCAACACTTTCTCGCTCCTGTGTTCGTGACTTTGCTGATAGCGAGAATATAGGCCACAGGGTTAAACGGAATAACTTCTTTCATCCCATTCTCCCAAAGAATTGCCATCGCGCCTGACCGGCCTGGGTCTATCCCTATGTAAATCATATCTCTTTCAAATCCTCCAACATCTGTTCCAGTTTCCCGCCGAAGGTAGGGTCGCGAGACATCTGAGCCTCATAAGCCGTCTTGAATTTCTTCGGCTTGCTCTGGATACCGTTGCTTTCCCATTCGATCAACTTTTGTTTCCAATCAGTGATCTTTTTGCCGCTGGCATCCAGCCACCCGCGCCCGTCGTAATAGCTGAAAAACCTCACTGCATCGACAGAGCTTTTCCGCTCCTGGCAGAACGCGACGATCTCATGCAGAAGCTTTTCCCTATCCTGCTCTGCAGGAGCTTCCTGCACTGGCTCCTGCAGCTTTTCTACCGGCTGTTCCTTTCTTTTGATCTTCCTGATCTGGGCACCGGGAAAGATTTTCAGGAAAGCATCAGCGAGAACAGGCGTTGTTGGAATGATTACAGCTACTTCTTCGTTCATGCAGGCTCCCCCAGCAACGTGTATCTGGCATAGCGGACAGTTGATCCGTCCTCCTTGTGTTTGCAGACCATTTCCTTGTCGATGTCGTAGCCGAGCTTGACAAGCTCATGGATACGGCTTGCAAGACGCAGGATACGCAGGTTCTCGACAGCTTCGAGAGACGTTATGCCGTTGTTGCGCCTCATATATTCGACGATCTTTTCCCTCTGATTAGCCTTGTCTGCCATATATGTACCTCCCGTATTTTTCTTTCTGTGCCTGCATCTTGCCTCTGAAGTTCAAATCTTTGCAGGCATAGTCAAGCGCCCGGTCTTTTCTGATCTTGGCATTACGCTCTTGAAATTCCTTGTATTTCTCGCACTTGCTGTGGCAACCGAGTTGACGGTCGCCACAGTCAAAGCATGGAGTGTCGCCTTTGCGCTGGCTCATAACGGCAGCTTATCCCAGTCGTCGTCAAACGACCCGACAGTTGCCGGAGTGTCCCAGGGTGTAGGCCCTTCCAGGAGAGCGTCTTCGCCGAAGTCATCGTCAAGCTCAGACTTGATAGGCTCGATGACCGCTGTCATTGTGGTCTCAGGCTTCCACTGCTGCGCCTGGTCGCGCTTCCAGCCGACTTTTACAGAGACGATTTCGTTGACTCTGATCTGCTGGCCTTCGATAGCGCCGCACGGGACATTCTCGACGAAGAGTGTCAACGTCCGCTTGTCGTTCTGCTCGTCAGCGACGGCGACAAGTTCCCAATCGCCGCGTTCGCCGGTTCCTCTGCGTACACGTTTTGCGCGGTAAATACCGCCTTTTTCAATTTTCAGCATTGTTTATTCCTCCTTCGATGATTCTGAAACACTCATGCTGTGTCCCGAAATACTTTGTCTCGTAAGCTACGCGATACCAGCCGTGCCGTATGTTTACGTAGTCAACAACGCCCGTCACCCTGGGTAGCATCTCTTTGATACCGGCGGATGCCCGCGCATAAGCCGCCGGTACGAATCTCTTCTTATCTCCGACCTTGACCATACTTAGTTACCGAGCGAAAACTTCGTTTTTTTCTCGCTCTGCTCATACCCGTAAATGTCCTTCATCTCCGTATCTGTGTAGAGACCGAACAGCGCTTCAGGGCAGTAGACGCGAGCGAAGAATGCCGCAGCCCGGTACTTCGCCATCTGCATCGGCATCTTCTTCCAGTAAGTGCCGTTTTTGTCGTACCAGCCAGCGCTTTTCGCAAGCTCGTAGTTGATCGTGGTGCTGCGTACAACCTCGCCTGTGGCTTTCTCCGTGGCGTAGGCGGTGCATTCCCACTCTTCGGGAGATACGTATTTCTCCTCAAACTTGATGGGAGTAAAACGCCCACAGTTGTTGATGAGGGCGATGCACGCCTGACCACTCCAACTGGGATTTCCGGATACGATGTAGAGGTTCTGTGCAACGAAGAGGACGGACATACCCGATCTCTTTGCCATGTCGATTAGGATCATGCAGTTGCCCGGCTGCCCGGCGAACGTGCGCGGGAGCATATTTGCCTGCGACAGCATCTTCGCCATCTTCGCGGTCTGGAGAAAACTTTCGGGGCTGTCCAGGATGTTCCCCAGGGCGGTAGGTTCCTGCGTCTTTGCAGCCAGAGCCTCAGTCGGTTCCTCTTTCATCATCGCCTGCTCCGCAGGCATCACGGGAATATTTTCTTCTTTCGTTTCAAGTACGACTTCTTCCACGTCAAAGACTCCTTTCGTTTTCGTGTTTCCCTTACTCTGTATGTATTTGACTAAAAATAAGAACTCCACTGGCAGTAACTATATAGTTTTTATTTTTAGTCTTCATACATACAGAGTTATAATTTTTTCTTTTTTCGTTTGGTTTTCGAGAATGCGTTGTGCAGGATAATGCACGCAGATGCGAGAGCGGTGTCGTAGTTGAGCGAAATGAACTTGTATGTACCATCACTCTTGAGCTGGAGGATGTACGACATGTCAACAGGTCTGTCATTCACCGCCATGCGGTAAAGACTCTGAGCTGCCGTATAGAGGACTTCATGCGCTCTCGTGATACGAGACGTTGTTTTGAAGTCGACGATGCAGGGTTTACCGTCTACATAACCGTAACGGTCGATCCTTCCCGCGTACTTGTCTGTATGAACCATCCATTCGATCTCTCGCCATTCGACGTCGTGTTCTTCACGGAACTTCAGGTATGCAGCTATATAGCCGTCATACTCGCTGGGGACTTCGACTGTGCCATTTCTGTCCAGCTCTTCGAGAAAGCTGTGGATCGCTGTGCCTCGCTCTGCCGCGCGGTCAAGGGCAATCGGGTCGATTTCGCCATAAACTTCTTTGCTAAGGAATCTGGTGAGTTCTGATACGCTGGGAATTTCTTCTCCGTTCAGGAAATACTTATGGTCTTCCTCCCGGAATACAAGTTCGTCTGGCACGAACATCCTCCTTTCCTTTCGTTCGCTGTGGCGAACAATCAACGTGTGAAAAAAGCCGCTATTCCGCTATCTGGATATGCGGCGTCTGCTGCTTGCAGTTGTAGCAATACATGTGCTTGATATGCCCGATGTGAGTTCTCCCCTTTTTCTTGGGCACGACGACTTCCGTCCGGCAGTTCTCGCAGACGAAGACTCTCATCTGCAAGTGCCTGTTTACTGCCGAAGGCGCATAGCGTCCTATGCGCTGATCTCCAGAATCTCGTTTATTGCGCTGATGACTTTGGGGGGAGTTCGCAAGCCGCGCATGATCTTACTCATGTAGCTTGTGTCAACCGTAAGGCCGGTTCTGCTTTTTATCTCTTTCAAAAGTTGCACCTGTGTCATGTCTTTTTCCACCAGTCTGATTTTTATTTTCTTACCGTAATCAGTCAATTTCTTCTTTCTCCTCTCTTGACAAGAACTTGTACCCGTACTATAATTCGAGTAGTAGTACGGTGTAGCGTACAGTAGTTGATCTATCGAACAGATGAGTCTATCTTAGCACGCCACAGCGTACATGTCAAGAGGCAATGGTGTTATATTGCTGAGAAATGGAGGTTGCTATGAGCACACTTTATGAGCGCGTACTGTTAGCCTGTGAAAAGCGTGGTGTAACTCCTGGATACATGTGCGATACGATTGGGATTCGCCGTGCATACATGTCTGAGCTGAAGCATCTGAACCAAAGTTCTGTATCGTGCGGCAAGATCGCGGCTATGGCGACCTTCCTCAACGTATCCAGCGACTACCTGATCTTCGGCGTCGACAAGAACGATCTCACTATCGAAGAGAGGGACATCCTTGACGCTTACAGATCAGCTCCCGACTCCGACAAGGAGACCGTTCGTTTTATGCTGAGAAATTACATGCCGGTTGACCTTAGCTCGGAGGAAGTTCGACTCGCATAATCGACTTTGCGTCAGAGGCTAAAAAATGGGCTTCTAAGCGAAGATAATTTCAGGCGTACAAATTCATGTCTTTTTGTTCGGCGTGCCGTACAGGCGGTTAAACCGGGCAAATACGAAGAGATAGGCGGTGAGGCTCGAATTGAAGTGCAAATACTGCAAAAGCATCATCGAAGACGGGAGCCTTTTCTGCCGGTTTTGCGGTGCTCAATTGTTCAAGGCTCAGAAGCAGGAAACGCCTATTCCAAAGCCGAAGCATTTGTCTAATGGGCGATGGACGGCGCAGATGATGGTCAACGGGAAGCGCTGCTCGATCTATGGCGCTACTTTTGAGCAGTATGAGATCAACGCCAGGGCGATCAAAGCACAGCTTATCTCTGCGAAGAACGAACCTCCGAGGCTTACGCTCGGAACCGCCATAGACAGGTATATAGCTTCTATTGCGAACGTGCTTTCTCCTTCGACGATCAGGGGCTATAACTATATCAGGCGTGGGAGATTCGCCGGTTATATGGACAAGCTCATTGGAGATATAAACTGGCAGCAGATGGTCAGTGACGAGGCAAAGAAGTTTGCTCCGCATACTGTGAAGAATGCCTGGGGGCTTGTTTCTGTTTCTCTTTCCGCTGCCGGGGAACCGATACCGAATATCCATCTGCCGAAAAGCGTAAAAAAAGAACTGCCTTTTCTCGACTACAAGCAGATACAAGTCTTTCTTGAAGCCGTGAAAGGCAATCCTATTGAGCCGGCTGCTATTCTCGCCCTGCATTCGCTTCGGAGATCAGAGCTTGCGGCGCTCACTGTTGATGATATTTCCGGTGGCTATATCCACGTGAACAAGGCCAGCGTTATGAACGATGGCAATGTCTTTGTCAACAAGCCCACAACGAAGACAGAGGCATCTACAAGAGACATTCCGATCATGATACCGCGCTTGCTGGAGATTACGCCAAAGAGCGGAAAGCTTGTGACGATCCCGGAAACGTCATTGAGGGACAGAATCAACAGAATTTGTGCTGCCAATGGTCTACCTCTTGTCGGCTGCCATGGGTTACGTCGGTCTTTCGCTTCTTTGTGTTATCATTTGGGATGGTCTGAGCGGATGGTCATGCAAATCGGCGGCTGGTCAACGCTCCAAACGGTGCACGATTTCTACATCAAGCTCTACGATTCTGACAAGGATCAGAACGTAAAAGCCATGAAGGATTTCTACAAATTTACTACCGAGTAGGGCCAAACCCGCATGAATGCTCAATAGTTTGTGGGTTCGAGTCCCACCACCGGCACCAACTTGAACGATGCAGCGAACATAGCTGTATCAACGGTTTCCAGTGTTTAAGCGGTTCTCGGCAAAAGAGCCGCTTAAACGAACCGGAAGCTTTGAACGCCCCAGCGGGCAACGGTTTCCCGGTTCCTACTACGGATTACTATGGATTTACTACGGTACGGGATAGCGTAACGCTATACGCTTGCTTTTTCTGCTGCTTTTATCGAGGCCCAGGCTTCGCCATTTGTGCCGTACATCATAGCTTGAAACGCTGTCTGACCGAAGGACTTGAACAGTTTTTCAACAAGCAGAAGCTCTTCCAAGCGCTGGGCTGCGCAATGGTAGCCATCACGATACAGAATTTCGATGATCTTTTCGTCTGTCATACTTATCTTGCAGTCTCAAATTTGCCAACAAGCTCGCCACCGATTTGGACTTCGGTAATGAGTTTTTCGCCGATTGCTCTGCAAAAAACTTTGACGGCGGTTTTAATTCCGCCGTCCTCGCGCTGATATACCGTTACATCCATGCCCCCGTCTTTTCTGCGAGGCCCACCTGCTGGTGTGGAATTAAAGCCGTCAATATCGGCTTCGACCCAAAAGTTGCGTACTGCCATGCTTACCTCCTTATGCAGCGACGAGGCTGACTGCCTTGTCGAATACAGGAGCGCCGCCGATGATATTACCCCAGCGGTTTTCCTGCCAGTTCTTCGTCTTACGAGCAGGATCAGTGTGACCGACATAATCGGAGACAGCATTGAGAAAGCCCCATTTTGTGCCGATGAATTTGGCGAGGTCAGGCCGGAACATGCAGACCATGATCTGATCTTTGGCATCCTTTGCGGTCTGTTTCTGCCGATCAGTGGCCTTTTCATCCACAGGGAACAGCCGGTCAAGGCTTTTCTTTACCTCGTCGATGTTCATGGTCTCATTGGCGAGCTTATCTGCTTCCTGCTCAAGCGACAGCATATACTTATCTGCTAGCTCCAGCGTCTCGCGCGCATCGTTCACGCGGCCCAGGACATCGCCAATGTGGCGAGTAGACCACGATCGCTTCGCATCACGTAGCGCCATGTTGAGTGTATTATTGCATACGACGCGAACAGGCGTCATACAGCACCGAATCGCACCTGAGCCGTCATGCGTATTGGTGAAGCAGATGTACGGCTCGAATTTATCGCCTGCGATATAACGCTCAGGCATTTTGCCGAGCAGCCATATCTGTCTGCCGCCTCGCAAAGAACCGGCGGTTTCGTAGGTTATACCATCGCCAACGAGAAAGTCAGTGAAGGCAAAAGCATCTGCGTTCTGGACGATGCTGTATCTGCCGCTGACAATACCCATGACAGCGCCATCACTATCACGGGTATTCGCCTGATAGCCGGGAATGATATCGCCATGTTCAGTGAGGACGGGCCTGCCCTCAATACGCCAGTTAAGGCCGGCAAGCTCCAACGCCTCCTGAGACGTCGGAGCCTGCTCAACGCGAGTGCCAAGACCATGCCAGGGCTTTTCACGGACATAGAACATAGTTTCAACATTTGCGGGCATGTGTATCTCTCCTTTCACTCAAGAAGGTTTTCCATCATTTCACCGACGGATTCGTCAATTGCTTCGTCGATCATGTCACCGATGTAATCTCCGATCTGATCTTCAACTGCTTCGGTTAGCTTGCTGCGAATGAGATCACCAAGGTCCATATTTGAGACCACATCCAGAATGGTCTCTTTGAGGGTAGCTTCGTTGAGCTGTTCATAGATGCAATCCTTGAGCAAGCTCTTGACGTCGTTGGAAAATGCCATGTTCATTACCCCTTTTTCAAAACACGTATTTGTTCCAGAACATCTTTTCGACTTCGCGGATCATTGTGTTTTCTTTCTCCAGCTCGTCGATCTGCTCGTTGTAGTAGCTGCAATCAAAATCCGGGTTTGCTGCTATCTTATCGGCCATGTAAGACCGATACCAGTCGATGCTGCTTTCGTTCCCGCTGATGATGTCCGTGATCTTCTTGCCAACGTTGCGCACAAGCTGTGCTTTTTCAACCAGCTCGTCATATTTCTTCATAGTCTCCATTTGTCATGTCTCCTTTCGTTATTCAACGCTTGAATTATAGTACGCTTCGGCGAACATTGTCAAGCGTTATTATTCGCTGCATCGAACTCGATTTTATCAACCCAGTCGTCATACCAAAAACGGCTGAGTTCCAGCATATCCTCTTCGTACAACTCCCAATCATCGGGGTCTTTAACCCAGTTCGGCATATCCCTCCTCCTCCCTCATACAGAGGATTGTCAATATTGCATCTACGATGTCTCTCATGCCACCACCACGAAATCCTTTCCGACTTCGCCGTAAATACTCTCAATAGTCTTGAGAGCGTCGCGGCGATTCTTGCCCCATTCGACACGCTCAATATGAGCACCATCGGGAAAACGAATGTGAATCTTGAACATACTCATTGTTCATCTCTCCTCTCAGTTATCGTTAATGGCATTTACGATATGCCAGTACAGATTCTTGATTTCTTCAATCTTTTGCTGGTTTGCACTCATTTTCATCTCTCCTCTCAAAATGTTAAAAGGCCAGGGATTACTCCCCAGCCTTTGCCAGTTCGATCACGGCGTTGCGAAGCTCAATGACATCCGAATACACCGGCTTGCCATATTCTTCGTGGACGATGTGTTTCCAGTCGAAGCCATCGAAGCTATGGAGCTGGATCACGCTGCCATCAGTGATGCCCTTCGGCAGCGTCGGCAGCCAAATCTTCACGACAGACTTGGATTTACTGGGGCGCTCCAGGCCCTCGGGCTGGTTCTCGCTCTCGACCATGGCGATCAGACCATAAGACGTGCCATCCTTCTTTAGACCGCTGCGAGCATACTTAACAACGTACTTCTCACCGAATTTGATGCTGAACATAATCATTACCTCTTTTGTAAAGTTTTGTACCTGCCTCAACCGGTTGGCAGGTGCGCGATTATCAACAGCCGGTACTGTTGCGAACGGTCAGTATCTACTTGCGTACTCGCTGGAAGTGTGCTATTATCTGTTTACGATCAGATCGTACTCAATAAGCATTTCGAGTATTTCTGCTGCTGTCATCTTCATCAATCCTTTCTTGTGGTGAATATTATGCATAATTTTAATACGCATACGACTTATTATTTTTGGGACAAGAAACACAATTGCCTTGGTCATATAACTTTTCATTCTGTTTCTTCAACTCAACTTGTTTTTTATTACATGAAAAGACGTTATTGCTGTGACGCTGAATATGCAATTGGGAAAGTTTTTGAAAACAGGATGGATGTTCCTCAATACAAAGAGAAATTTATTGAGGGTCAAAAGCTTGCTTATATTCAATCCGTTGAGAATGATCGTTTAAAACGTCACAAAGAACTCAATTCAAAACCTATTTCATCTATTGATCTTGATGCTCGTGTTATATTTGGCGATTGATTTATATTTATTTTATTTTTATTTATTTTTATTTATTTAATTTAAAACAAGAAAAGGCAGCCGGTTTCCCGACTGCCTTTTTTTATGCAGGATCAGCACTTCCACGGGAGTTCTTTCTCATCGCGGCTGACTTCCTTGCTGTGCCTCTGCGCGTAGGCATCTTCTGCTGCCGCCTTCTGGCTCTGAACCCACGCGAGGTACTTGTTGAAGTGAACCTCGTCGAAGTACGTGACCACGCGGCCTTTCTGGTTCTTTACCGTCCAGCAGGCGACCGGGTTCATCATCATCGAAGCGAACGCCTTCTTCTTCGTCAGGCCAGAGAGCATCCCACGGTTGTTGTAGCTGATCTCCTGAAGACGCTTAACCAGGTCGTCTTCGCTGACGAACACCGTCCACTCGTTGAAGAGCTTCGCATCTCTGAAGTGGAGGATGCGGTAATCGCTGTTACCGTTCTTACCCGGCTGGCGATCAGGATAATCAACGAGGATGACGTTGTGCATCCCGTCATCGGGATCGCCTCTGAAGCCCTTCTGGATAACAACGTCCTCATCGTCATCATCAACGATGGTGGGGATAACCTCATCGTCGTCATCGCCAGGAACGAACGCTGCATCAGCGAGGTTTGTGCAGCCAACCTTGGACGCATCGTGAATCTCATGCTTGGGAGCAGCGACCTTCGGCTGAGTGTTCACGTCCTGCTGGTACTCTGCATCGATGCGAACCTTCTCCTTCAGGCACGCAAGAGCGTCCTGGTACTCAGCGAGCTGCGCGGCGTCCATGCCAGAGATGTCAACGGTAGAAGCGAGCTTGAGGATTTCAGCGGCGTCGGCGTAGGAGAAGAGAGAAGCAAAAGAAGTGTTGGTAGTCATGATCATGACCTCCTGTTTTGTATTCAGCTCCTCAACCGGTTGGAGCTTGCTGTGGCGATCTATCCGGTAATAGATTCACAAAAACAAGAAAGCCAGTCACTACCAGCTAACAGGTAGCGACTGGCTCTATTAGTGGCGACAGGCTCAGTCTGAGAACTTAGCGTGTTCTTCGACCCAGGTTTCAATCCATTCGTCTTTGTCTATGCTGTAATCATACATAGCTTCGAGGTAGACGCCCGTCTCGTACCAAGCAATCTCTGCTTCTTCGTAGAGGTCAGAGTCAAGATCAACGTAAATATTTTTCATGTCAACGATCTCCTTTCAAGATCAAATAAAATTCACCTAAACAGAAAGCCAGCAATGACCAGCCCATAGCCTGCGACCAGTGCACCAACAACTGCTAATAAGTAGGTTACTGGTATGTATCGTCTTGCTCAAAGATATACCGTTGACAGCCAGTGTTCGACTGCTGTTGTCGTAACGACTGGTAGCTGCTGGCCCAATGAGCACCAGCCTGCCACCTGCGGCAGCGATTAGCCCCGGCGCGGGCTGGTGAGGGCGCAGAGGTACAACACTGGTTTTTGGTAGGGTAGCGACCAGCACCCCGGCGGAAAAAGAGGCGGCTGGTGTTAATATACTGGTATATAAATATCTCACACACGTTCCTGAGCTTCAAAAAACTTTGTTCGCTGTGGCGTGCAAAAAGTAGTTGACAAGTACGCTGCGGTGTGCTATCTTATTTGTGGGCATTGATGCAAGCCTCCTTTCGTTGAGGGGTACTGGCAGCGCAGTTAATAGGCGGCCCGACACCACCGCCGCTGCGTTGCCAGTATTCGACGGCACATGCAGCGCGAAGGAATGGGACAGAAGTACAATGTCTCATGGGGAGTGTGACTCTTCCCCGCTGCGACAATATACGCGAGTAGTTTAATTGCAAAACACCACCGAAACCGGGGGCATAGGGATGTCCGGAGTGGTGGCGATGCTGGGGAGTCCGGCCTTGCGTTCCAAACTGGTTTGCTTTTTGCTTTCACAAGTTTTTCTCCATCACCACCGCCACGGGTTGAGCGTTTACGGACGTTCGCGGGATATCGACCGCCGTGAAAATCGGCACCCTACCAGAAAAACAGGGGGCTGGGTTTTGAGTGCGACGACAGAAAAAAATACCAGAACCCCGAAAAAGATTCTGGTAGTAAATGGCAGGATATTGTGCCCGTACTGCAAACACTATATAGGGCGTGCTGTGTATGGCGCGAAGGCGGGAGGCATTGATGTCTTTTGCACATGGTGCAAGAAGCACGCGAGAATAGAGCTTTAAGGCTCGTTGAGATATAGGGCGATTAGAGGCCGAGAATGTAGGAACCACCTACGATTCTTGGTCTCTTTGCGTTTTTAAGCAAGGAGGCCGAGTTGAACAAAGAGGTTATGTTTTCAAGCAAGACGTGCGAATGGGAGACGCCGCAGGAGATATTCGACCAACTGGATATGCTCTACAACTTCGACCTTGATCCTGCGAGCACGCATGAAAACGCGAAGTGTGAAAAGCACTTCACGAAAGACGACGACGGTCTTGCTCAAGACTGGGGCGGACACCGTGTTTTCTGCAATCCGCCTTATGGTAGGAGTATCGGTGACTGGGTAGAGAAAGGATTTTACGAATCTCAGAAGCCGAACACTACCGTCGTGATGCTGCTCCCGGCAAGGACTGACACCAGATGGTTCCACGACTTCTGCCTTTGCGGAGATATCCACTTTATCCGAGGACGCCTGAAATTTGGTGGGAGCAAAGACGCCGCTCCGTTTCCGAGCATGGTAGTCACGTTCAAGAGCGAAGGTGAACGCTGATGCCGAAGGCAAAAAAGACGATAGCGTCGAACAAGGACATTGTTGTTGACCTTGGGAAACTGAACCCGAAACAAATAGAGTTTTTTAATTCGACGACGTATTTTACATGCTACGGCGGCGCGAAGGGTGGCGGTAAGTCGTTCGCTACCGACACGTTGGCGATTAAATACTGCATCGAATATCCGGGGATCAAGGTGCTGATTATCCGCGCTCACTACCCGGAGCTTGAAAGAAACCACATCAGGCCGATCAAGGCAAGACTGCCGACGGATATCTACGACTACAACGGGAGCAGTCACATCCTGACGTTTTACAACGGCTCGGTGATTATCTTCGGTCACTGGTCGGGCCAAGAGAGCGAGAACGAGTATCAGGGCCAGGACTACGACGTGATCTTCATGGACGAGGCGACGCAGTTCTCCGAGAGGACGTTCCGCCACCTTGCGGGCTGTCTTCGTGGCTCGAATGATTTCCCGAAGAGATATTACCTGACGTGTAACCCCGGCGGTGTGGGCCATTTTTGGGTGAAGCGGCTGTTTATCGACCGCAAGTTCAAAGTCGACTATGCGCACCCAGAGAAGACGGAGAACCCAGAGGACTACGGCTTCATCTTCGCAAAAGCCGAAGACAACATCATCATGTTGGAGAAGAACCCGAATTACCTCTCCAACATTTCCATGATGCACAACTCAGACGCCATGCGATACGGCAACTGGGACATCATGGGTGGGTGCTATTTTGACAACTTCGACCCGAAGATACACACGATCAAGCCGTTCAAGATACCGAAGCACTGGCAAGTGTACAGGAGCTTTGACTACGGCCTTGATATGTTCGCCTGTTTTTGGTGGGTAATCGACGAAGACGGGCGAAGCTGGTGCATCAGGAGCTTTGAGGCCGAGAACCTGAGCATTCAGGATGCGGCAAAGGCGGCGCTTGACAATACGTTGATGTATGAGAAAGTCGTCTGCACATATGCTCCGCCGGATATGTGGAACCGGCAGAAAGAAACAGGCCGGACGATTGCACAGATATTCACAGCGAACGGCGTGCCGATCATAAGGTCGGACAACAGCCGCGTTCAGGGCCACATGGTCATGAGATCGCTGATGGAAATGGCTCCGCTGCATGACGAGTATGTCATCAAGATGCTCGGTGGGCCGGAGAAAGCGCCGAAAGAACTGCCGATGTTAATGTTCTTTGATAACGTCGGTGGCGTAATAGAGGACATACAGAGCATTCAGAGGGACGAAGTAAACCCGAACGACTGCGCGAAAGACCCGCATGACATCACGCACACAGTTGATGGCGTGAGGTACTTCTGCATCAACAGAAGTCTCGCCTCCGAGAAGCCCGCAGAAGTTGTGCAGAAGGATGAGCTGATAGACGCGCCTGAAGAAAACTACGAGGACTTCATGACCGGCGGGGAACCCTCTGACAGCTATGTGAACTACTGAGGTCGAGACGATGAACGTTACATATTCCGTTGAGGAGTTCGAGAAGAAGGTAAAAATCTACTTTCGTGACTGTGAGGAGAACCGCAAGACGTTCCCTGACGAGTCGGGAATGCTCAACTACCTGGATATTGAAGACGAAGAATACGAGGCTTTGAAGACCGCAGAGGGCTACGACAAGATCATTCGCTGGGCGAAGAGGCGAAGGACAAGCTGGCTGGAGAGAAAAATGGTCAGCGATCCGAAAGCAGCCACCGGCTGCAAGAACGCTTTGCAGCAGGAGAAAAACGGAGGGTACTCTGACAGGCCAATGGAAAGAAAAGACCGCCAGCTCATTGTGAAGCTGGATATGACAGGAGAGCAGAAATGACAATTGGTGCTTCGATAGTTCTTGCTTTTTTACTCACACTACTGGTCGGACAGACCGGCTGGCTGTTTGGCAAAGCTCACGCGCATACGCTCAAGATCAAAGAGCTGGAAGCCAGACTTGCCCGCGCCAGCAAAGAGAATGATGTACTGATTGATTCCATCAGCAGCCTTTCGATCAATAACGCACGGCTCGACGAGCGAATCGACATGCTGGAAGACCGCATCAAAGAAATGGACAAGAAGATCGACGATTCCGCGCAGGCGCAGGAAGAGGCTGCCGCAGCCATTGCAAAGCAGATTGAAAAGAAATGGGACAACGGCCTGCAGAATATGCTTGCATGGAACCCGTTTGGAGACGGAAGCGAGGGTAACTGATGGAAGATCATAGCCTTGGGCTGTTCGATGGCAAGGAGAAACCTACGCCGGAGATCGCGTGGAAATACTATGACCGTGGCCTTGGCTTCAATGCGCAGATCAAATGCGAGGAGAATGTCAAGGTCAACCGCAATTTCTACATCGGTAAACAGTGGGAAGGCGTAGAGGCCAACGGGCTGCCTACGCCGCAGATCAACATTCTCAAGCGCGTGGTCGGATTCATCGTTGCAAGTATCACGACTGACAACATCCGCGTCACAGCTTCCGCACTCGCCAATACCGTCGGAACGAACAACTACAAGCAGCTTGTGGAGATCGTGAACGACGAGTTTGACGCGATTATCGAGAGAAACAATATCCCATCGCTGATGCGCGAGTTTGCGAGAAACGCCGCTGTTGACGGCGACG